GGTATTGACGCAGGTGCACAGATGGCTGTCAATGAAGCACAGCTAGAACACTAGCACAGCTAGAACACTAGCACAGCAGGCACCTAGCACCTGAATAACTAAAGGATAACTAATGACTGACTTTAATGAACCTCAGTCTCTCACTGAGGAGGCTGAAGCACAGGGTGTCGAAATCATGGAGTCTTCTACGACTCAGATTGAGGTTGACCCTGATATTGGAGACCCCCTTCTTCAGAACGAAAAGTCTGGGGAAGAACATAATGAAGAACAAGCTAATGGAACTGAAGACCACTCTGATGATGTGGCTGTTCGTGATCGAAATGAAGATCAAGAGAATCTTCAAGAAGAAGTAGACAAGCACGAAAAGGCTATTGATGCCGTGAAGACCTCCCTTAAGGAAAAGGGTGTTGACTTCAATAAGGCTGTCCGAGAATATCAGGAGCATGGCAAGCTCTCCGATGAAACCGTTGCTGAACTTGAGAAGGCAGGCTATCCTTCTGAGGTTATCGAGGGTTTCATTGAGAGTCGAAAGGCTCTTGAAGCTCGCTTCACTGAAGCTGTTTATGATTCCGTAGGGGGTACTAAGGAGTACAATCGTATTGTTGATTGGGCATCCAAGAATCTCCCTCAGAAGACGATTGACTCCTTTAATAGGGCAATCGACAACAATAATCTGGAAGCTGTCTCCCTCATGCTTGAAGGCATGAAGTCTAAGATGACTTCCAAGATGGGTACCGCTAATAAGTCTATTCATGGCGGTACGGCCACTCCTGTGAATCGTCCTAAGGGGTTTGCAAACAAATCTGAAGTGATCGAGGCTATGAGCGATAAGCGCTATGGCAGGGATCCTGAATACACCCGACAGGTCGAACAGAGAATGTGGGCCACTAGTGTTTAATTTTATCAACAACAACAAATCTTATATAATTCAAAAGGAAAATAATTAAAAATGGCTGCTCTTGCTGCTACTGGTATTTCCAATCCTGGTCAGGCTCTCTCTGCGGGCGATCGTGATGCACTCTTTATGAAGGTCTTCACGGGTGAAGTTCTGACTGCTTTTGCTCGCACCTCCGTTATGATGTCTCGTCATCAGGTTCGTACTATCTCTCAGGGTAAATCTGCTTCGTTCGCTGTGATGGGCCGTACCCGTGCTAAGTATCTTGCACCGGGTAACTCCCTTGATGACCAGCGTAAGAAGATGGAACACAATGAACGTGTCATCGCTATTGACGGTCTTCTTACGGCTGACTGTCTTATCACGGATATCGACGATGCGATGAACCATTACGACGTTCGAGTTGAATACTCTCGTCAGCTTGGCGAAGCTCTCGCTATGGGCGCTGACTGTGCTATTATCAATGAGCTTGCCAATGAGGCCGCTAAGGACGCTAAGTTCAAGGACGGCAATATTCCTGAAACGGGTGTGGGTGCCGACAAGGTTCTCGGTACGGGTAAGGCCTTTGAGTTTGTTACGGGACTTGAAATTACGCAGGAAGCTGGGTATGGCAATAAGATCCTTGAGGGTCTCCTTGCGGCTCGTGCTCAGATGACGAAGAACTATGTCCCGCAGGGTGACCGCTATTGCCTTCTGACGCCTGAAGGCTACTCTGCTGTCATGAAGGCTCTTATGCCTGATGCGGCTAACTACCATGCCCTCTTTGATCCGAACACGGGCAAGCTCCAGACGATTTGTGGCTTTGAAGTCATTGAAGTTCCGCACCTCCTGAATGATGGTATTGATGGCAAGCATGCTCTTAATACGAAGATCAAGACTGCGGGCCTTCAGGGCATTGTCTTCCATCGTTCCGCTGTTGGTACGGTGAAGCTCAAGGATCTCGCTATGGAACGTGCTCGTCGAGCTGAATATCAGGCTGATCAGATCATTGCCAAGTACGCGATAAACTAACCTGTCGCGTAATCTTTTCTAAATAACGGGAAACTCTTTTTAGACAACCCGATTGAAGCCAAATAACTCATAAAACAGTATAGGTGTATACAGAGATGAGTAACTATAATGAAACTCTAAATAAATATGTTGCGGGGTTCGTAGATGCAGACGGAGCCCTTAGCTTTTACTTTAATAAGACTGTAGACGGTCATTTTCGTATATGTCTACAGTTTTCAATTGTTCAGATCGACAATAGAGGGAGAGGCTTTAAGCTTCTTCAAGATCTAAGAGATGCCTACGATGTAGGGAGCATCCACAATATAGAAGTTAAGAATCAAAAGTGTTGGCGGGTGTCGAGTAAGAATGACTTAGAAAAGTTCTTGCCGCACATCATCAAACACATGGTGATTAAAGGAAAGCATTTCCAAAGAATGCTTGATAAACGTAGAGAACTTTCAGGAGTTAATCTCACCCAAGAGCAGGTGGATGAGCTTAGGAAGTTTGCTAAAGAATCTAGGGCTGATACAGGCCCAACTAGATACAAAAAGAATGCTAGCCCTGCATGGTTAGCAGGATACATTGATGGCGATGGATATCTAAGGTGTTCCGATGGGGAACATTGGCTTAAGATCCATGTACAAAAATCTGATGTATGTTCTGTAGAGCTAATCCAAAACACCTATGGTGGTAAGATCTACAAGACAACAAAAGAAAATATTAAAGAGTTTAAATTAAACTTTGGTGCACCGTTCTACGGAACTGCTACTAAAGTATTAAAGGCAATCATCCCGCATCTTAGACTCAAAAGGCATGATGCTGAGATGATCCTTTATTGGCACAAGCAACGACTAAATGAAAAGAACCCTAAGGGGTAAGCGATAGTCTAGCGGACAAGTATGTCCGTTTGGGGTCACGGCGGTCTTCGTCCTGAAGCTGTTGGTATCTTCGTTAAGGAAGCTCAGGTTTAATAGATGACCATTGAAGAAGTAAAGAAGGCTTACGAGACTACTTACTTCTGTCAGGTGCACAAGTGGGGGTATCAGCTTACCCCCGAGGAGGCTCAGAAACTGGGTCTCCTTAGTGCAACTGCGAAGCCTGTTAAGCCTCGAAGAACCGTCGAAAAGAATAACAACAAGGAAGAATAATGATTGTAACTCCTAGCACTGAACTTGATGCAGTAAATGAAATTTTGTCATCCGTAGGCTCTAGCCCTGTTAATTCTCTTGAGGATGATGCTAATGTGGATGTGCTGAATGCTGTAAGAATCCTTAAGGCTGTCAGTCAAGAGATCCAGTCTAGGGGTTACAGCTTTAACACTCTCACCAGTGTTACCTTGGAGCCTGACTCTTTTACTAACAAAGTTGCTTATGGTAGAGACTTCCTAAGGGTTGTCTCTACTAGCTATAAGTTTGTAAGCAGAGGGGGCTATTTTTATGATCTTGATTCAGGGGCTCTAGAGTTCCCTGAAGGCATCACTCTGGATGAACTTGTCAGGGAACTCCCTTTTGAGGAGCTTCCTCAGGTCTTCAGAAAGTATATTACTGTTAGAGCCAGTAGAGTCTTTCAGATGAGGTATCTTACCTCTGCGGACATCGACGCACATCTTCAGCTAGAGGAGAGTGCGGCTTATGCAGACATTGTAGACTATGAACTGACGGATGGTAACTATAACATCCTCAATGATGACCAGTTCATCAGTCAGCAGACTCAGAGGAGCTAAACATGCCTCTAGTATCTCAAAGCATTCACTCATTTAAAGGTGGTGTCTCTCAACAACCTGACATCATCAGATTTCCCGATCAGGTAACTGAGCTTGTCAATGGGTTTCCTAATGAAGTTGAGGGTCTTCAAAAGAGACCTCCGACTCTTGCAATTAAACGTTTGTCTGACCGTGTTGATGCTACAAAGAAGAAGTACCATGTAATCAATAGAGACGAACATGAAAAGTATATTCTCCAGATTGGCTCTGGTGAATACCAGATTTTTGATCTTAATGGTGAGCCTAGGACATGTAAGTTTGAAGATGATGAGTCAAAACAGTACATCACCACTAGTGACCCTAAGGGAAAACTAAAGGCAGTTACTGTTGCTGACTACACCTTTGTCTTGAACACTGAGAAGGAGGTTGGTGCTGTAGAAGGTACGTCCCCATCGGGTAAAAAGAATACTGCTCTGGTGTACATCAAGAATGCCCAGTATGCTAAGACTTACGCCATTTATGTCGGTGGTGAGTATATGTGTGGTGTTATTACACCTGATGGTGGTGTGGCTAAGCAGGCTGTACAGACTACTACTGCCTTTATTGCTAGAGCCTTGTATGCACTTCTTAATACTGGTAAGAAACCTGATGGTGGCAATCCTGACGTTGGCGGTACCTATGATGACCTGTTGAATCAGGTTGGTGGTAGAGAGTCTATGGGTTACTCTAGATCTAGTGCAAGCATGAGCTCCTATAACGTAGGTCTAGTTGGCGACTCTGTTATTACGATCCAATCTAAGTCTGGTTGGGATCCTCCTACTGTCCTTGTTAAGGATGGCTTTGGTAACCAGAACGCTATTGCTTACATGGGTAAGGTCACGGCTGTTAATAAGCTCCCTCCGATTGCACCTGAAGATTACATCATGCAGGTGTCTGGAGAAAAGAATTCCGAAGATGATGACTTCTATGTAAAGTGGGACGACAAACATAAGGTGTGGAAGGAAACTGTAGCACCTAGGATTCCCACTAAGATCAACCCTAAGAATATGCCTCATGCTATTGTTAGGCAGGAGGATGGAAGTTTTCTTCTTAAGAAGCTCCCGTGGGTTGATAGAGGCTCTGGTAATGAAGACACTAACCCTGATCCTTCGTTTATTGGTAGGAAGATTAACGATATCTTTTTCTATCGTAATCGCCTAGGGGTCATCGCTGATGAATCCATTATACTTAGTGCAACCAACGACTTCTTTAATTTCTGGTTTAAGTCCTCTGCGGCTATTGCAGACACTGACCCTATTGATGTCTCGGTTTCCTCTAATAAGGTTGCCATTCTGACTCATGCAGTCCCCTTTGCTAGAGAGCTTATGTTGTTCTCTCGTGAAGGTCAGTTTGTCTTGTCTAGTGATGGTGTCATGACTCCTAAGAGTGTCAAGTGTGACCAGATCACTAACTTTGACTATGACACGAATGTTCAACCTATCTCTATTGGCCCTTCGATCTTCTTTGTGAATGATCGAGTAAACTACTGTTCTGTGATGCGATACTACTCCTTGCAGGACGTGGCTGACCTTAAGGATGCTGAAGACGTAGCCGCACATGTGCCTACGTACATTCCTAAGGGCATCACTAGACTCTCTGGGAACACCACAGAGAACGTAGTTACGGCTATCTCTTCTACTACCCCTAATATCGTATACTGTTATAAATTTATTCTTGTTAACGCCACTAGTGAACAGCAGGCTTGGTTCAAGTGGGAATTTGCAAACAAGAATTCTGAGGTTCTTCTAGCGGAGTTTGTTGACTCAGAGATTTATCTTCTTATTAACTCTCCGAATGGTCTGTATCTAGAGAAAGCATTGTTGACAGGTAATGCTGTTGACTTCTCTGATGAGCCTACTAGGCTCTTTATGGATCGTAAGAAGAAGTACACAATTCCTCAGTCCAACAAGTACAGTGACTATGAGGATTACACTGAGGTGTCTCTTATGGATATCTACGGTGCTATCCCGTCTACTAAGGATCATAAGTATTTCATTGTCACTAAAGACGGTTACGTTACTGAGGTTACTGACTGGGATTCCAAAGGTGTCTTTAGACTCCAAGGGGACATGAGGGGTGTTGAGGTGTTTGTGGGTCTTACCTACAAATTCTGTGTGACTCTCTCTAAGCAGTCCATTAAGAGGAATACGGATACTGGGGGTGTTATCTCTGAGATTGAAGGTAGGCTACAGCTTAGATACTTCTGGCTGAACTATAGTAAGTCTGGTGTATTTGAATGCAAGGTTGATAACGACCTTAAGGAAAAGCACTTTAAGTATAGGTTTACTGGTAGGAACCTTGGTGAATCTCCGACTATCTTGGGGGCAAACAAGGTTTACACGGGTAAGTTTAAGTTCCCGATTCAAGACAATAATGATGAAGTAGTCATTACTGTCTGCTCCGACAATGTCCAACCCATTAACCTGATTTCAGGTGGTTGGGAAGGTCTTTACATTAGAAGGAATAGTAGCGTATGAAGTTGAAACCCTTAACTCCTGAGCAGAATAACATGCTTTGTGACATCGCAATTCATGCTATGGAGAGTTGTGTCTGTAATGAAGTTGAGATCCCCATTGAACACTTTGTTTATGAAGGGGTGTATTACAGAACCTGTTTTATCCCTAAGGATGTAGCCATTATTGGAGCTTACATCAAGATCCCTACTACTGTAATTGTCAGTGGGGATTGTTATGTTACCCTAGGGGATACTGTAGGGAGGCTTAAGGGTTACAACGTCATTCAGGCTGAGGGTGGTCGTAGGCAAGCCTTTAGGGCACTTGAAGACACGCACATTACGATGTGCTTTAGGACTAATAAGGTTGACCTAAGGGAATGTGAGAAAGAGTTTACTCCGGAGTGGATGCTATTAACAACTAATAGAAAGGAATTGATTAAAGAATGAGTGGTGTAGTTATCGGAGTAGGCGCCGCTGTTGGTGCAGTAGTTGGTGGTGGTAGTACATTGTACAGTGCTTCAAAGACTAATCGAAATCAGATTAAGGCTTTTAAGAAGCAGATGTATTACATGCAACTTAATTACAACTACAATCAAGCCGCTCTGAATAGACAAGAGCGATCCCTTTATGACTCTGCTGTAGGCAACCTTTTCAACATGTCGGTGAACGCTTTTCAAAATCAATCACAAGTTGAGGCGGCTCAGGCTGAATCGGGTGTGGAAGGCAGGACTCCAGACAAACTTGGGCAGGTTATTAGAGGGACGAACCTTAGACAGCAGACCGCTTTAAAGGAAGCCTATGAGGTTGATGTGTGGAACGTTAGGTCTCAAAAGGAGGCTCTCTACATTGAGACTAAGAACGCTGTAGAGCAGGCTAGAGATAATCTATCTAATAGCTTTATTAAGGGCTCTAAACTGTATGCACAGCTCTTCCAAGGTGTTACTACGGGTGCCGCTTTGGGTGCCGCTACTGCAGGTATTGGTAGTGCCGTTGGTGGTGCACTTGGTGGTGCCGCTTCTTCAGCCGCGGCATCCACTGCTACGGGTGCTTCTGCAGGCATCGGTGGTGCAGGGGCTGTTAGCACCTCTCTAGGTTCTGGATTCCTGTCTTCTTACGGTCTCGCGGCTAATAGCGTAGTTGCTGGAGGAGCTACTACTGCCGCTTCTACGGGACTGTCCTCAGGGGCACTGGCAGGTATTGGTGGCGCAGGTCTACTTGCATCTACTGGTATGAGCGGAGCGTCCTCTAGTGCGACCATTGCATCCAATACTGGTGGTAACATCCTTGGTAACGTAATGGCTAATTACCAACAGTATAAGCCCTATGTAGACTTCATTCAGCAGTGGTCTAATTATTATAATTCTAATGTGCTACCTAGAGAACGAGGAGGTTACTTTTACTAATGACTTATAAGAATAGTGCAGGGGCTTCCTCTGCTAAGCAAGAGTTTTATAATTGGAATTACTTTAGTCAGGGCTTGACTAAACTAGGGGAAGCTAAGGGTGTTCAGGTTAACATTAAGGATCGCCTTAAGCCACCTCAGGAAGAAGTTGATTGGCTGTCTACTGTTGCTGAAGGTTTTAAAAAGCTAGGTACTGTAGCAGACGCCTATAAGGAAAAGGCTTTTAAGCAAGCCGATGAGTATCTCCGTACTCACTCCCTTGAGGAGTACCAAGAGGATGTTAAGAACAACAACATTCCCTTCCAGTATGACCCTGTCTCTATGTCTAGACTTAAGTACCAGCATGGTAAGTTGGCTTTTAGTCTTGCAGAACAGGATTTCCAAGATAGAGTAAACAGAAACGAGTTTAACGGAAAGTCACCTGAAGAAGTCGACGCAGAGTATTTCAAACATGTCCGTAAGGCCATGGAGGATGTTAGAGACTCCTTTGGGTACGACATTAATGAAGACTCTTGGTTCTCTAAGGGTTTCTATGCAGATAGTCCTGAAAGTAGACAGAAGATTCTATTGCAGAACATCCAGTCTAATAACAAGTGGTCTGTGGAACAGGCTAAACTTGTTGATTTGGCTGATGTTAGAGGTGCTGTTAACGACCTATCTAAGAATGCGGCCTATGTTGTGGGAACTATTCTCGATGTCTTTGATGGTGAAAAGAACCCTAAGCTAGCCCACTATTCTCCTGCAGATAAAGCAACTATGGTCTCTGGACTCCTTGAGGACATTGCAGGTAGAGAGGATGGTGTCTATATCCTACAGCAGTTGGAGAACTGGAAGCCTTACTTTCTTGATGGTAAGAGCTCTGTAAGGGATATGGTAGGTGCTGTTGCTTGGGACAAAGCTCTCAAGACCGCTAGTAATGCCGCATGGAAGGCTGATGCTGAACGTTGGACTTCTCAGGCTCTCAAGGTTGACAATTGGGTAGCTAATGGTGATACAAGCTCTATTGAGCAGGAGCTTGCTCTTGCAAAGGACAGGGCAGGTGGTGTTGTAAGCGCTGAAGTAGAGTACCTTACTAGATCACTACAAAGTGCTAGGGATCAACAGAGAGCCTTGATTGCTAAGAACACGGCTAACTCAATTGATGCCCTTAAGGAAGAAGGTAGAACACTCAATGCTAATTACTACAATGAGTCCTTGCTTAGGGGCCTTCCGACTAATCCTGAGAATGTCGTAGGGACTACTAAAGAGCATATTGACAGAGAGTTCCTGTTTGCTGTTCAGGACGGTAGGATTACTGAGAACGATATTCTAGAGATGGCCTGTAATCCAACTGGTGGTTATAACCCTGCATCTAGCTATCTAAGTAAGGCAGGAAACAATGTGGTTAGAGCTATTAAGGCAGATATTCTAGCTCTTGAAAACTCTAATGCCGCTAGTATTGAAAAGCCTCCTTACCTTGACAAGATGTATAGCTTTTATGTGGCTAACCCTAAGAAGTTTGCTACGGCCTTTGGTGGTATGGGTTCCTATGACATGGATATCCTTCTTGCAGTGATGAACGCCAATCAACTAGGGATGACCTATAATCAGTGTGTTAGTGCTCTTAAGCAACAGAAGAAGATGGGTGAAACTAGAGAAGGTCGACAGGAGCAACAGAGGATCTACAACAATCTAGCCAAGGATGCTAAGGGAGATTTGTACTCTCAGGGATACATGGTTAATAGGACTTATGCTTACATGAATGTTGGCATGTCCAGAAAGGATGCTATGGATAGAGCAAGAGAGGATCTTGACAAAGAAACAATTTCAATTGATGATTCTAGGATCCCTGCAAAGCTCTTTATGATTAAAGGTGTTAGACCTGAGGCGACTAGGGACTGGTTTGAGGAAGAAGTGACCAATAAAATCAAAACCCTTAAGAAGGATGCAAAAGAAGGTGTCATTAAGGGGTACAACCCTATGACTGATTCTTTTGAAGTTGTTGATGCAGACACTAGGTCTCTACTGGCTAGGTGGGATAGAAAGAGTATTCGTGAGGGCTTTATGAAGTACATTGATGAACAATCTAGAACTAAGGTTGAGCCTATTGGTGTTGTTGATAAGCTAGTCAGAAAGACTGTGCATAACGTCAAGGGTTATACAGAATACCTTAATAAGGAGGACTAATGCCTATCTTTCCCGATGCTTCTCCAGAAGATCTAGGGTGGAACACTGTTAACCCCGGTCTTTATTTTACAGATAAGTTTGTCGTCGCTAGAGGCCTCACAGGTGCTGAAGAAAAGGAATATGAAGAAGCACATAAGAAGCCAAAGCCTGAAGTTGGTTTTGTAGGAGGTCTTACTAATGAGTGGGGTTCCGTAGAGCTTAGAAAGGCTTACGGATATGAGGAGGGCCTTGCCAAAAATACCTATGTCCCAACTGATGAAGAGCGTTGGGATGCTCTTAAGCAACTTGGCTATAATCTAGATAGATATAGAGCAGTCCTCAAGGGTGCATCCTCCAGTGAGGACTTTAAGAGTAACCTCGAAGTAATTAAAAGTGTACAGGAGTATAGAGATGCTCAGGGACAAGCAGGCCTTTGGAACAATCTTGTATCTGGCACTGGTGCTATGTTTGGTGATCCTCTTACCGCACTGCCTGTTTTTGGCTCTAGTAGCGCTATTGGTAGGATTGGATACGGCGCCGTAATGGGTGTTGCCTCTGGACAGCTCAATAACTATTCATCTGGTGACGACAACGATGCTCTTATGGATATGGCCACTGGTATGGCTTTTGGTGCAGCCATTGAGGGAATCTCTAGAGCAACTAAGTTTAAGGATGACGCTACTAAGCTAGGGGATGCCTCTAGGCGTGCCAGAATGTACTCTGAAAAGATTGCCTCGGGTGTTAATGATGTATTCAAGGATACTAAGGCATCTAAGGCATTCAATAGTGCTCTTAAGAACCTTGAGGGGAAACTCCCTACAATTACTGTTCAAGGCGCCATTGATAAAGTAAAAACTGAGACTAGTGCGGGTAAAGCTGTCAGGAAGATTTGGGACTCCCTAGGTAAGACTGAGAGAGGCGATAGAACTACTTTCAAGCAATTCAATAATGCTGAGACTACTCGTACAGCTGAGGAAGCTAGAGACTTCTATAGAAAGAATGGTGAGCGAGATGTAGACATCGTATCAGACGACATCCTCAAACTTCTTGATTCTACCAGAATGGATCGTGACGATCTTGATGAAATGATTCGTAGACGAAGAGACGGTTATAAAACTGATCTTGACGGTAATGAATTGTTTGAAGAGATCATTGAGCGAATGGGTGCATTCTACGATAAGTGGGGTGACATGGCTCAATCTAGGGGTATGATTGGTGAGACGGATGCTAAGAGGAAACTTAAGGCAACTGGTGACATCGAATATGGTAAGCCTCTTGCTAGATCCGCTGTGTCTAATGATAAGTTCGAAAGCCACTGGCTTAGCAAGAACAAGGTGTCTGACTTCCTCAACACCTTTACAGGCTCCTATGGGGAGAAAGTAAATAAAGCACGGGCACGTGTCTACAAGCTACTCCTTAGAACTCTTGAGGATCCTGAGTACACTAAGCTCCTTAGGGCTAGATATGAAGAAGAACTGGCGGCTAAGGCTAAGGATACTCCTGCCAAGGACACTAAGGTTAAGGTGTCCACCGATCAGGAGGATTTTATTGCTTGGGTTAAAAAGAAGGCTTGGGACGATTCCTTGGGCTATGTGGATCAATCAGAGGCCATCAAAAAGGGTCTTATGAATGACCCTAAGGGTGAAGGCATGCCCCACAGCTACCAACACGAACGAACCCCTTGGAAGTTCACTATTAAGGATAATGACGGGTTCTCTGTTAGTAGGCTTCAGACAAACATTGTAGAAACCATGAACGGATACAACATGCGTATCTCGGGTGACATGGGTCTCAATGATGCCTTTGGTGTTAAGAGTTTCAAGGAATTCTCCGACATCATGGATAAGCAACTAGGGGAGTACCTTAAGGAGACTTCTGTTGACGATCGAGATCTTCAGGCAAAGGCCTTTAGGGCTTATCTATCGGACTACTACGGTAGATCAGGCATGGACAATGAAGATGCTTCTTCTTGGGGTAATGCAGTTGCAGACGCTCTTAGGAACTTCACGCTCTTCACTCACAATGCCTTTATGGGTGTCCTAAATCACTTTGAGATTGCTGAGGGTATTAAAGAGTTTGGTGCTTCCTTCTTCTTTAAGTCTATTCCGGGTATGCCTGACAAGATCAAGGACTGGTCTAAGGGTGGTATGACTAAGCAGGAAAGGAATGAGTTCCGAGACATGGCCTTCGGTAAGGAGGTTAGAGTAAGAGGAGCTTGGACTGAGATCTACGATAGAAACCTAGATAAGTTTGGTGGCGATAAGTATAAGGCTAGATTGGTTGCGGGCACTCAGTGGTTGGCTACTAATTCGCCTTTTACTAAGTACCTCAATAAGTCCCAAGATACCATTGTGTCGACAGCTCAAGACATCTTTATTGGGCAGTTTGCAAGACACGCTCACGGCATTAAGGGGAAGGTTGCCTTCTTAGATGGCAAGACTCTTAATAGGCTAAATATCAATCCTAAGGACTTTGCTGATTTCACTAAGGCTTTTAAGGAGGCTACTGAGATCGACAATTTTGGTAGGATCAAAGTAAAGTCTGATGTATACGACTCGATTATTGCAAATGATGTAAAAAGCATGACCGTCATGCGTAGACTGGGTGACTATGTTGCCTCTGAGGTTATCCAGAGACAGAGTCTAACTGATGCCTATATGTGGAGAGGTTCTAAGAATTCCCCAATTCTTGGTTTGCTCACTCAGTTTAAGAGCTTTGCTATTAGGTCTTATAACAAGAGACTAGCTAAGAGCGCACTTAGGTTTGAAGAGGGTGACGCCGCAGGTCAAGCTATGACTTGGCTTATCTCTGGTGCTCTTGGCACGTTGTCTACTCTTGGTCAGACCTTTGCTACTGCTTCGTGTATGAATGATGAACAGAGAGAAAGATACTTTACAAGAGTGTTTGGCGTCTCTGATTTAAGAGATGCAGATTGGACTACTATCTTAAATGTAGTTATTAACGGCATGAGTAGGTCTAGTATTCTAGCTATGCCTGCAATGCTTGCTTCTCTTGCAGGGTTTAATACTGGCATTAAGTCAACTGCCGATCAAGGCTATATCCTAGATGAAGAAGCTGAGCACTTGAATTTCAATAGCTTGCTTGCAAACATCCCTGCGGCTCAAACTATTACCGGTCTCTATAACCTTCAGGCGGACACTAGAAACCTATTTAATGCAGGGGTCCTAAATGAAGATGACTATACAGAAGGTGATAGAGAGAGGTATGCAAAGTCTTTCGGCAGAAGTTTGAAAGCTGTTACTCCGAATGCACCCTTTATTCAGCAATCTTTGATTAACTATATTACTGATCAAGAAGATAACTAAAACAATGGCTTCTACTATTGCTAACTATCAGGGCAATGGGTCTACTACAGACTTCAGTGTGCCCTTTGATTATCTAGCAAAGAAGTTTGTGAAAGTCACCGTAGACTCCCTAGAGAAACTTGGGGGTGACTACGGTGACATCACTAAAGACTACTTCTTTGTAGATAAGACTACCATTAGATTCAATACAGCTCCCGCTAGTGGTACTGAAATCATTATTCGCAGATATACATCTGCTACTGACCGTATTGTGTCCTTTAAGGACGCTTCGGTACTCAAGGCTAAAGACCTTGATGTGTCTACCATTCAGACTATTCATATTGCTGAAGAAGGTAGAGAAATCATCAATGACGCACTCATTGTAGACAAGGAAGGCAATTGGGATGCTAAGGGTAAGCGTATTGTCAACGTTGGAGACCCAATTGATGACAATGATGCGATTACCCTTAAGTTCTACAAAGATGATGCTAAGGGTGCCTATCAGGCTAAGCTAGATGCTGAGGCCGCTAGGGATGCCGCTAAGATCTCTGAGAAGAACGCCAAGGCTTCTGAAGTTAATGCTAAGGAGTCTGAAGTAAACGCTAAGGCTTCTGCAGGTACTGCGGTATCTGCGGCTAAGCATGCTGACACCGTAAAGGCAGAGAATCAGGCAATCATTGAAGAGGCTCGACAGATTAAAAATAATGTTGAAACCTCTGAGAGTAATGCCTATGAGAATGCCGTAATTGCTACCCAAAAGGCTGAGGAAGCTAAGGTCTCCGAGAGGAACGCTAAGAAGTCTGAAGCTAACGCTAAGGCTTCTGAAGTATCTGCTAAGACCAATGCAGATAGAGTAGAAGAGATTGCGGTGGTCGTTGTTCCTGTTGCTGATGAGATCCGTGTTGTAGCTGAAAGCATTGACCATGTAGTTACTGACTCTAAAAACATCAATACCATTAACATCGTTGGCACTGACCTTGAGGGTACCCTTAGTACCTCCATCTTTGAGGACTATGGTGATCTAGGTAATACTGGGGGTGCCATTCCTACTATTACTGGCGGTAACATCAAGAATGTGTCAGACAACATTACTGAAGTTAGGCAGGTAGGATCTAACATTGAAGATGTTAAGAAGGTTGCTACGGAAATCAACAAGATTCTTGAAACAATCACCACCTTGGAGGGCCTAAAGGCAGACTCAATTTCTGCTAGAGATCTTGCTAAGGGTTGGGCTAACAAGACTACAGGTACTGTGGATGGCTCTGAATACTCTTCTAAGTATTATGCTAATAAGGCTAAGGAAAGCGCTACTGAAGGTGCTACCACCCTTAATGAAATCACGACCGAGGGTGCTAAACAAGTAAAATCCATTACAGATACCGCTTCTACTGAGCTTGGTAAAATCACTAGTGAAGGGGGAAAGCAGGTTGGCCTTGTGAGTGCTCAGGGTACTACCAGTGTTAATGCCGTGAAGGCTCAACAGACGACTAGCGTTAGTGCAGTTACTGCTGAGGGCGCTAAGCAAGTTGATAGTGTCACCACTGAAGGCACCAAGCAGGTTAACTTAGCTAAAGCTCAGGCTACCCTAGCTACCCAACAGGCTACGCTTGCTACGACGAAGGCTAGCGAGGCTGAGGACAGTGCTACTGCGGCTAACGCTGATGCCACTAAGGCTAAGGCTAGTGCCACCAATGCGGCTAATAGTGCAAGCACCTCTACTGCTCAGGCTACTGCGGCTAGCAATAGTGCTAAGGCGGCTAAGCTCTCTGAGGATAATGCGGCTCTGTCTAAGACTGCGGCGGGTACCTCTGAGACTAATGCTAAGGCTTCTGAAGTTGAAGCCAAGAAGCAAGCCGATCTTGCTAAGGGTTATGCTGAGCAGGCGGCTAGCAGACAAATCAATAGTGACTGGGCTGAGACCAGTGCAACCTCTAAGGCGTTCATCAAGAACAAGCCTACGCTTGGTGCCCTTGCATCTAAGGACAGCATTGCGTATAGTGAGATCACTGGTACTCCTCCTGAGCAAGATCTCAGTGGTCTTGCTACTAAGAACGAGCTTCAGAAAGGTCTTGCAGGCAAGGCTAACACTAAGCATACGCATACTGTAGCTGAGATTACCAACCTGAATAGCACGCTCTCTGGGTACGTTACTACTGCTACCCTTACTGCTGAGCTTGCTAAGAAGGCTAATGTCTCTCATACCCACACGACTGCTCATGTTACTGGTCTTGATACTGCTCTGGCGGATAAGGCTCCTAAGAGTCATACGCACACGTCTGCACAGATCACTGATTTGACGACGAAGCTGAAGGCTAAACTTGATGTTGCTACCTTCAACGGTTATATTGATTATGGAGATTTAGGTTCTTAATATGACTATTAAAGAACGAAAACAAATTACTGGCACTGCCGCCCAAATCAAGGCGTTTGCAGGCCATAAAGGTGTCCTAGCGTATGCTACGGATACCAAGCATCTGCATGTTCTCAGTGGTACTGCAGGTACCACTACTGAGCTTGCTAACAAGGCTGACATTCCTAACGTCTCTGGTAAGGCTGATACGACGTATGTGAAGACTGAGCTTGCTAAGAAGGCTAATGCAAGTCATACGCATACGACTGCTCAGGTTACTGGTCTTGATACTGCTCTGGCGGATAAGGCTCCTAAGAGTCATACGCATACTATTGCTAACGTTACAGGTCTTCAGACAGACCTTACGACTATCCGTGAGAGCATCACTAATGTGTCCTCTAAGGTTGACGGTATTGGTGACACTCTGTCTCCTACGTATGCTAAGAAACAAGGTATCCTTGATGCCTGTGATAAGGCTCTAAATGGTGCTAATCCTGTCCACGCAGGAGATCCCACGCTTGATGATATTAAGTCAGCATTAGCTACCATTCAGGCTCAGTTGGGTCAGTTGGAAAGTAGCATGGTTAAGTTGGAAAGTAGAAGGTATGTTAAGGAGGCCGGTAAGAGTTCTGATGGTTTGGGTTGGTATCGTAAGTGGTCTGACGGTTTTATTGAGCAAGGTGGGCGAATTACATCGGTGACTACTACGATTTCATTACATACTGCGTTCACGAATACAAACTATACGATTAGTTCTAGTCAAGCTGGTACATCATCGGCTAGGATTCATCGTGTTGCAATCTCAGATAGAACAACAAGCAAGTTTAATCTTGAATACTGTGAGGCTAATATGCTACCAATAAGTTGGAATGCCTGTGGTTACTAAAGGATAACAATGGAAGATAAAGAATTTATTAATCAATTAGCTGAAAAGCTAAGTAAACTCGGTACTGTAAGGCCTTTAGGTTTCCACTATCTTCACCCCTACGGAACAGTACCTGCTGACTCTATTATTTGTAATGGAGCTACGTATTCTAGAGCTTTGTACAAAGACTTCTTTGATTACATTACGACTCAAAGGTGGGTGAAGACTGAAGCTGAATGGCAAAAGATTGCTACTAGAGACAATGGGTTCTGCCCGTTCTACTCTTCGGGTGACGGTAGTACGAACTTTAGGACTCCTAAGTTTGCTCCTTATCAGCAGATTGCTCTTGCTAGCGGTAGTGCTGGTAAGTACCAGCAGGCGGGTCTCCCGAACATTACGGGGTACTGGAATACGCGAGGGCCTGAGATACTCGAAAATGCTACGGGTGGGGCGTTTAGCATCGAGGAGACTTCTGACAATTTCAGCTATGGGCACACTACTGGAGGCTCAGCGCCCAAGTTAAAATTTGATGCTTCTAGATCGTCGTCGGTTTATGGTCGTACGAGTACCGTTCAACCCGAAGCTCACTCGTGGGTAATGTGCGTGGTAGCCTACGGTGTAGCTACTAATGTAGGCTCTGTAGACATTCAGAACGTTATGTCTGCTGTGAATGCTGTACAGGCGGACATTGCTCAGATCCCACAGCCAAGAACTTACGTTACGAAGACGTGGAGCAGTGGAACTGAGTGGTATCGCGTATGGTCAGATGGGTTCATTGAGCAAGGTGGTCACGGTACAGGCAGTACATGTACTTTTAGTAAACCATTTTCAAATAAAAACTATACTTTTAATGTAAACCCTTCGAGTGGATATACGGATCACCCGGACTGGATTGCGACATACGAGAATAGGCCTAATAGAACGACAACGGGGACGAGAATCTCGTTGTACGAAGGCGGTGATCAGGGATGGGATTGGCGTGCTAGTGGCTATTGAAAGGGGATATACAGATGACTTTTCACATCAATCAAGTATTCGAGGGTGAATATCCTCCTGAGGCGGCTCTTTGGTGTAACACCAGAGGCGACTGTAGTATTCAACAGGTAGACGGTGGGTATCAAATTATTCAGAATCCTGAACCTGATGATTCGATGGTAGCTAAGGCAATCAGAGATAAGAGAGACAGTCTCATTGGTGAGACTGACTACTATCTCATGCCTGACTATCCTTCGAATCCTCAGAACCTTGAGGAACTTAAGGTCTACAGACAGGCTCTTAGAGACGTTCCTAAACAGGAAGGTTTTCCTAGGGATGTCCGTTGGCCTAATGTGCCTAAGTTCCTATGTAAGGACTCTGAATTGGAACCCTTGGGTCTCGCTAAGGTAGGGATCTAAGGCTATATCCAAGGTGTTCTTTGGGTAACTATGAACACCTTGGAGCCTTTATTGACTAGCCTCAGCAAACCTCCTCTGGGAGGAGAGCTACGTTGGTTGGGAATGTATAGGCACCGTGGGATGTACATCCTAGTTCCACGCTCTGCGGCCTGTGATTAAAAGCTCTGAGAGGTAGGAGTGGTGTTGCAGGCACCAAACCCCTTCCAACATTGGCGAAGGATGTCAACCGGCCTTCGGGCCGTGTCAGCGGAACCTGCGGGTATCCGCAAAGGAGATACTTTGAAAGTATTTGTTTTGAACATGCGCGGCCGGCCCTTGATGCCGTGCTCGCCTGCAAGGGCAAGGCATCTGCTCAAGGCTGGAAAAGCCGTGGTGAAGCGTCGAACGCCATTCACGATTCAACTTCGAATCGCCACCGGTGAAACGAAGCAGAACGTGACGCTGGGCGTTGATGCAGGCGTAAAGCTTTCCCCTAGTATCAGCTGGAGGAAACTCACGCTTCTCGAAAAGAGAAGTACCTATTTAACCGAACTTAGAAAGCAGGACGGCGCTTCCTCCCCTGTCTGAAGACAGAGGTTTCCGCGCCGAATTTCTATGAATATACAAGTTTATTGGAATGGCAATGTAGGTGCCTGTGAGTATGAGAACCGTAAGGCATTCTTTACAACGAAACCTGACATTCCTAAGGTTACCTTTGATGTCATCGTGTATAGCGAAGACAACAACGTAACCAAGAAGATTTATGCTAATATCACTAGTGAGCTTACTTCTGAGGAAGTTACTGCCATAAAGCAGTTTGCTAAGGCACAGTTCATGGATAAGAGCAACACTAATTAAATAACTAAATACACTATGAAACTGGAAGTAATTAAGAAAGATGGTACCCACGAAGGCTGGGACTGGGACAAGATTGAAGTAGCTATTCATAAGGCCGCCCAGAGGGCTAACGCTACGTACTCTGAGTATGACATTGGTAAGATTAGGGGATATATCGAGAGCATTGTCTACAGCACCTATGATGAGGTGCCTACTGAAAAGCTACACGCTATTGTCATTGAGGCTCTCTGCAAGTACCTCCCGAAGATCGGAGAATCTTACAAGGAGTTCAGAGACTACAAGAACACCTACGCTAAGGCTTTCGAAGCTGTTAAGAATGAGGCTGACACTGTTCTCCTTTTGGGAGACAAGGAAAACGCCAACTTCGATAGTTCCCTTGTGTCTACAAAAGGCTCCCTCATTAAGGGCTATCTTACTAAGCAACTGTATAAGCAATTCTACCTCACTAAGGAAGAGAAAGAGGCTACTAAGGTCGGTAAGTATTACATCCATGACCTTCGAGACATGATCTTTGGATCCATCAACTGCTGTCTCTTTGACATGGCTACTGTTCTGAAGGGTGGCTTTAATATGTCCAATGTTACCTATACGGAGCCTACGAGTGTCCTTAGTGCCCTTCAGGTGATCGGTGACATCACCCTTGTAGCTACTGCACAGCAGTTTGGTGGATTCACTATCCCTCAGATTGACAAGACGCTCCTCCCGTATGCTAAGAAAACGTATGACCATGCGTTTAAGAAATACTTTGACCAGTGCAATATGGAGTTCGATGAAGCATGTGCAATGGCTATACAAGATCTCAAGCGTGAGCTTGGGCAGGGCTTCCAGTCTCTTGAGCTGAAGCTAAACACTGTTCCGTGTTCTCGTGGTGACTTTGCATTCACTACGCTTACGTTTGGTGAGTGGAGCAACGATCTCCGTGATGATGACAAGTCGTTTCTTGAGATGATTTGTGAGACTATCCTTGATACCCGTATGAAGGGACATGGGGGTAAACAGGTTGTGTTCCCTAAGCTCGTGTATCTCTATGATTGGGAACAACATGACAGTGATGAGCACGCTTATGTGTTCGAGAAGGCTATTGAATGTTCCAGTAAGTGCATGTACCCTGATTTTCTGGCTATTAACGCTCCTAATGGCACTGTGTCTGAAACCTACAGGGCGTCTAATAAGCAATGTGTGATTCATCCTATGGGATGCAGGGCGTACCTCACTCCTTGGAAGGATCCTGAGACTAACGAGTACGTGTCTGTTGGCCGATGCAACATTGGTGCGGTGTCTCTCAACCTCCCGTTGATCTATAAGGCATCTAAGGGTAACTTCTGGGAAGAGCTTATGGTGAACCTTGAACAGATTCGAGAATTCCTTAAACGTCGCTACGATATGATTAAGCATGCTAAGGCTAGCACGAATCCTATGGCATTCTGTCAGGGAGGTTTCTATAAGGGCTTCCTTAAGCCTGAAGATGAGGTAGGTGAGCTTACTAAGTACATGACTGCATCTTTTGGTATCTCTGCCTTGAATGAGTTTGCTATTCTCTTTACTGGCGGTAAGGATCTTCAGACCCCTGAGGGACAGAAGGCGGCTAAGGATGTCGTTAAGTTCATCTATGATGCAGTGCAGAAGTTTAAGAAGGAAGACGGATATCTCTATGCACTCTATGGTACCCCTGCAGAGTCCCTTTGTGGCACTCAGATGACTCAGTACCATGAGTATTGTGCAAAGAATAACCTTAAGGATGAATTTGAAGGTAAAGCCTACTTCACCAATTCCTTCCATATCCATGTGTCTGCTGACATTACCCCTTTTGAAAAGCAGGATCTTGAGTTTGAGCTTTTCCATCTTATCGAGGGTGGACACATCCAGTATGTCCGCATTGACAACCCAGAGAATAAGTTGGCTCTCATTAACACGATCCTTCGAGGTATGGCTCATGGGTTCTATCAGGGTGTGAACTTTGATGCGGCTTACTGTGAGGATTGTCACCAACATAGCTTTAATGTGGGTAATACGTGCCCCTATTGTGGCTCTAGTAACCTGTCTGTCATTTCCCGTGTCTGTGGCTATTTGGGGTACTCTAACATCAACGGTAACTCCCGAATGAACGATGCCAAGATGGCTGAAATTAATGAACGAAAGAGTATGTAAAAGAGGATATAAAATGACGAATACTATGGAAGCTCAAACCAAAGAGCTTATCGGAAATCTCCAGAAGGAACTTGGAAGCTGGCTCAAGAGAACTAACCAGAATGCTCCTTATACTAGGCGTCTGAAGCTACTGTACCAGAAGTGCATTATTGAGGAGTTCAATGAGTTTGTCCAAGAGAACGCCGACACTCCTAACGACATGAAGGAGCTGTGTGACCTTATCTGGGTATGCGTTCAGTACGCCAATGTTTGTGGGTACGACCTTGAAAAGGGTATGCACGAACTGATGTCTGAATACTCCAGTAAGTTCTATGACAGTGAGGGCAACTACAACCCCCAATTCAGAGAAGACGGTAAGCTCCTAAAGGGCACTGGGTTCAAGAAAGCTAACTTTGAGCAGTTCTTTGAGGAATGAGCACCCTTGATGAGGAATCTGGTAACCTAGCAGAGAACATAGCACAGGTAGCTCCTTCATTGGCAGTATCCAGTGCTGTGATTCTCGGGTTACCTCTTAGCGATTGGGTGTACGTCATCACAATTATCTATACTTTTGTAGGCATCTGCACAATGATTAAAAAGCATTGGGTAGAACCTTGGTTAGAAAAGAAAAGAAAGGAAAAGAACAATGGACTATAAAGGACTTGAGAGCCTCCTAGGTAACATCCATGAGGAGATGCTTCAGAACATGCTTAATGACCTCAGGAACCCCGATAAGAGGTCTCCACAGCTCTATAATGCAATCATTAAGGAACTTGAACGTAATGGCATTGACTGTGTCCCTAAGGCTGGAGAGGGTGAAGAGAATGCACTTAGTAAGCTCCTGAAGGCCACTAAGGAGAACTTCGAGAATTCCTATAGGGGAGACATGAGTGTTAACTGAGAAAGAAGCTAAAGCCCTACTCCCCTACTATGAGAACTTCCCACTATTTACCTCTTTGGTTTGGAAATCTATCGGGTTGCCTTCTCCTACCACGTTGCAGGTAGACATTGCTAAGCTACTACAGAACCCCCCTAGTGACCGAATGATTCTTATGGGGTTCCGTGGTGTAGCTAAATCCTTTATTACGTGTGCATACGTTGTCTGGAGTCTCTGGAGGGATCCACAGACTAAGATCATGGTGGTGTCTGCCAACAAAGAACGAGCAGACGCTAATGCTACGTTTATTAAGAAGATCATCAATGAATTGCCCTTTCTGAGTCACCTAAAGGCTAGAGAAGGTCAAAGAGATACTCAGAACCTTTTTGATGTGGGCCCTGCCCTACCCGACCATTCACCTTCAGTTAAGTCTGTGGGTATTAAGGGCCAGCTAACGGGTTCCCGTGCAGACATCATTGTCGCAGACGACGTTGAGGTTCCAAGTAACTCCTTCACTCAGGTTCTTAGAGATCAGTTGTTTGAACTCGTCAAAGAGTTCGACGCTGTCCTAAAGCCTGGTGAAGGTAAAAAGATCATCTATCTGGGCACTCCTCAGAACGAAATGAGCCTCTATAACGAGCTACAGGAGCGCGGATACACGGCTGTAATCTATCCTGCTAGGTACCCCTATGATGACTCTCATAGAGCCTCCTATGGCGATAGATTGGCCTCTATCATTGCTGACAAGTACGACAAGGATCCTAAGCGTTGGGCAGGTAAGCCCACAGACCCCCTTAGGTTCTCTGAAGAGGATCTACAGAAGCGTGAACTCTCTTATCGTAAGGCAGGCTTCGCTCTGCAGTTCATGCTTGATACGACCCTCTCAGACGCCGATAAATACCCTCTACGGCTTCGTGACCTCATCGTAGGTATGTTCCCCTTAGACGAGGCCCCAATGAAGCTCACGTGGCTCCCTGAGCCTTCTAAGAGGGTTCCAGTTGATGAGTGTCCTCCGATGGGTCTTAAGGGAGATTCTTACTTCTACTATCATGTCTCATCCAATGAAGTAGTCCCCTATACACATAAGATCCTATGTGTTGACCCGTCTGGACGTGGTGAACTGTCTTGCCTCGTCCTTAAATAAAACCCTTAAATTCGGTGAACGTCTCTAAGAGATAATACCGAGCCAAGCCTAATTTAGGAAGGTGTAACGACTATTATGTACCGCTAAGTGTTAGTGGGAAACAGGGGTGAAAAAGATATAGTCTGGACTTATGGGCGACCATAAGAAAGTAATTAACAACTACTAAACATAAATATGAAAATCAACAACTTTAGAGCTAAAACCCGTTTGTACAAAGTGTACCACATCCATGAAAAAGGTAATAACGACCTGTCAAGTGGATATGTAGGCGTTACTAGAAGAGCTTTGAGTTATAGACTCTCACAACACTTCTGCTCAAAGCGTCCTGTAGGAGAAATCCTTAGGAATCTTGGTAGAGAGAATGTTGAGATAACTCTTATTAAGATGCTCCCTAAAGCTGAGGCTCTTAACATGGAATATGTGTTGAGACCTGAGCTAAATATGGGTTGGAACCGCAGGGCAGGTGGTGATGTCGCTACCGTTAGATGCCCCGTGTGTGGCAAGCCTATGCCTAAACGTAGAACGGGTACTGTATGTAGAGAGTGCTTTGATACTAGGTTTAAGAAGGGGGATATGCCCCATAACTACGGTACTGGTAAGCGTTATCTTATTACAGACCCCGATGGTAACACTTACATCCCAGAGTCTATTGTGGAGTTCTGTAGGGAACATGAGCTTACGCCTCAGAACCTTCGTAAGGTTGCTAAGGGAACTCGTAAGCACCATAAAGGGTGGAAAGCTGTTGAAATTTCATAGAATCGAAAGACGAAACAGGTTATGCAGTTCTGTATTACCTTAATGGGTATATCTACGTTATGGAAGTAGGGGGTCTATTGGGAGGTTATTCTGATGTAGTCCTCAATAAACTAGCTAAGGTAGCTAAGAAGTACAAAGTCAATGAAGTGGTCATTGAAGGAAACTTCGGCGATGGCATGTACATCAAACTATTTGAACCTGTACTAAAGAAAACCTATAGTAACTGTGGGGTTACTGAAGTCAAATCCACAGGACAAAAAGAACTGCGTATCATTGACACTCTTGAACCTGTAATCTCAAACCATAAAATGTGTGTCACTCCTGAGTGCATCAGGAATGACTACTCTACCGTACCTGAATCTGACTACAAATATGCTTGTTTCTATCAGCTCACTCGTATCACTGTTGATAGGGGTGCCCTTATTCATGATGACCGTCTGGATGCTCTGGCAATCGGAGTTAAATACCTTGTGGACTTCATGGGCGTAGATGCTGATGAAGGTATTAACGAACTAACCGAAGAATGGCTAGAGGAGTCTATGGAGTCCCTGTATGGATTCTATACGTCCAATATCGGAGGTGTGATGGTAACTGAAGATAGACACAGCCCTAAAGGTACCTCTAAGGGTGTAGACAGATATAAGGATAAAGGATACACGTTCAAGAAATGATAACTGAAATATGCTTTATTAGTATTGAACACTTGTTCAGTAAATAATAAAGACAATGTAATAGAGAAAACAGGGCATTTCAGAATAAAATCCATACTCCTAGGGGGGGCTAGGAAAGACATATATAGATATACATATAGGTCTTTTCTAGCCCCCCTTTTTTGTTAGAAATGAAAGTATCAGAAGTAAAAGGTATCAGTGATGATGGAGTCTTAAAAAAATCATTAGGGTACCTATAGACCCTTATGGGGATCTATAGACCCTTATGGGGATCTATAGACCCTTATGGGAGTCCATAGACCATTATGGGAATCCTTAGGTGCCTATAGATCCTTATGGGAATGACCTTAATGAACAATACCAATAACACTAAAAATAAAGTATTCATCACCATCAAAATCATCATTATCATCATCCTCTTTATAATGTCTTTGATTAATGGGGGTGCGTCTACTGTTGATGCTCTTCTACGTACTCTTGTGACTAGTCTATAATTACTTCCAGTTCCCCCCTTGGGTTCCCTTACTGCCAGCTGTCGCTAGCTACGGGTTCCTGAGGGGTTTTATTTAAAGTTATCCACAGGTTATCCACAGAGTTATCCACAGGTAACTAAGTTAGCACAGGTTATCCACAGGTAACTAAGTTAGCACAGGTTATCCACAGGTAACTAAGGGGATCATAAAAATTGACAAAATTTGTGAACCCTCACTTAAGGAGTTCACGTGCGTGTGTGCCCCCGTGGGGGTGCCTGTGGGTGCCTGCGGGTGCCCGCTGTGTCCTTTGGTTCCTCTTAGACATCCTTAGGATACTAAAGGGTAAGCTAAGTGGTTGATTTATCAGTGCTTTTTCGAGTTATCCACAGGTTATCCACAGAGTTATCCACAGGTTTGTCCACAGGTTTGTCCACAGGTTTGTCCACAGGGTTGATTTATCAGTGTTTTTTTGAGTTATCCACAGGTTATCCACAGGGTTGTCCACAGGGTATCCGTAGGGTTGATTTGGATCAATATGGGGTTTGATCTAGATCAATTGTTTGCCTTTGGGTGGCATTATCTGTGCTGTGTACCCTTTGGTGCTCCTTTGGTACTCCACAGGACTCCTCTGGGCCACCTTAAGGGCTCTCTATATAAAGAGCGGGCTAGGACACAGCTAGCAGGAGCTAGCAGGAGCTAGCAGGAGCTAGCAGGAGCTAGCAGGAGCTAGCAGGAGCTAGCAGGAGCTGGGGGATACCATGTTTACGGTATTTTTCACTTGAGGGCTTGACAGGTGGCTAGGGGTGCTTTATAGTTCAGGTCATGGATCGAACGGATCGAACGGATCGAACGAAACGATCCACTCAGTCTTAAGGAGATAAACCATGATCATCCGCTTCACCCGCACCCTCACCCTTTCCTCTGGTAATGAGGCCCGTAACTTCCGCTTCCACAGCCTCGGCTACGGTCGAGTTCAGGCTACCTACGAGTACACGGACAGGAGGCGTGCTCATCAGGTCGCCCGCCGCTACACGGTTGAATTCCTGAACGGAAAGATTGACTCCATTCAGGCCCGTAGCGCCAATGGTGGTCGTGTTGAATACTTCAAGACCTCCACGATCCTCAATGAGCTCCTCGAGATGCTCTCCGAATTCCTCGAGGCCTCGCAGGATGTCGCACAGCACCGCTATGCACCTGCTAAGGTCGAGGAGACTGAAACCGAACAGGACAGCGCCTCTGTCGAGGACACCGCTAGCACCGCTAGTAACACTAGCACCGATCTTCTGGACACCCTCAAGATGGTGGTAGGCATGGTCATGGTTA